ATAACATTTAAGGAGGAAGAAGAATGAGATGGACATATGAACTTAGAAAAGAGGATAGTGATATTTTTGATAAGGCTACCCCAAAACAAAAGAAAAAGTTGAAGAAGTTATTACAATCAACTCAACCAACTGAATATATGGGTCAAGACTTTACAAAGTTAGGAGACCTATTAGAAGAATTAAAAGGAATAGGTGTGAATAAATCATCTAAGAAAATGCAGAAGAGATTTGATACTTTTGAAGAAGCAAATTTAGATATGGTTGCGGCTGCATCTGAATTAAGAAAAGAATATGAGATTCTATATCGTCAATTACGAGGGATGGTATATCCAAAGAGTAAAGGCGACTTAGGAGATGAGAACAATGAGTGAAAAAGATAGTGAAATGATGCTACTCTTGAAAGAGTTAGTAAACAAGGTAAAACAGTTAGAACAGGCTGTTTATGATAAAGACAATCTTTTAATGAAATCTGGGTATGTAGTAGTCAATTCTCCTACACCTAGTATTTCTGGTGGAGAAGTTAATGTCGAAACCGATAAGATTGCAAAGATGGAATGGGAACAAATAAATGATATGGTTTCTAGAATAGAAGGTGGTTATTGATGGTAGAAAAAGTAACAAGAGAAGAAAGAATGGCAACATTAATGAAGCAGGCAGCAGAAAAGGCAATAGAGATATTGAATGCTAATGACTTCAATGAAGATGATTTGTCTGGTGAAGAAGTTAAAGTAACTAAGCCGAAAGCAGAAAAGGTTTCTGATGCTAAAGGCGGAGATGAACAAGCAGACAACAGAACCAGCAGAGACACTAAAGAGTGATTAGATGGTAGAATCTGGGGTATTCGGAAAAAAGACTGGTGCTATGGCGAAGCGTGTCCTTGACTTTTATGAGGATATGCGCTATAAATACTTGTCTGCTTTAGAAGACCCTAAAGAATATGGTAATGAATGGAAGGCAGCAGTTAAGAGGATAAGAACTGATTTTGATTCACTTGGAGATTTTAGCGCGGAATTAAAAAAATACCTTGACGAAGACAATGTATTTAATGACGAGGTTAATAATCCTCAATCAAATGCTGCTGAAAAATTATATAATTCAGTAAAGAAAATGCGCTTCAAATCAGATGAAATGAACGACCCCTTTGCTAAACAAATGGGGGATAAGGTAGTTGAAACATTAATTAAGACTCCTTCTATTTATGCTATGTTCTTACACTACGCTCTACGCGCACATACGCATAGCATTAAAGAGAAATCTTGGAAGGCCCACGACTTAAAGCCTGATGAGATTACACAAGGGGCTAAGGGGTTAGACCTCAAATTAGATGATATTCCTCTTTATATCATTGAACATTATGGTGATAATGCAGACACCACTAGAGTTAAAAGTAAGTTTAAGGGAGCATTAAATCTATTAGAACAAGTCTTCCTTGAATCGAATGATTCAGATAAATGGGATGAATTAATTGATGTTCAAATAAAGAAGGATGATAAAGACGAGGATGAAAAAGAAGAGAAATCCGAAATTAATTTTATCGTTCCAAATAAACCAATGTATAGAATATTTGAAATAGATGATATTAAAGAACTAAAAGGATTTAGTGGTGAATATTTAGTTCAAGAAAAATTTGATGGAATCAGAATACAAATCCATAAATCAGATAATAAGGCTAAAATCTATACTTACAATGAAAAGGATATTACAGATAAGTGTAAAGATATTGTCGAAAAAGTAGAACAAAAAAGATTCGGTGATATGATTTTAGATGCGGAATTAATTTTATATGATGGTGATGAACCATTACATAGAGCAGATACTATAGCCCATCTATTTAAGGGTAAATATAAAGATGCCACACTTAAAGCAAGGGTGTTTGATATAATGAATCATGATGGTAAAGACCTTGCAGATTCACCACTTAGAGAAAGAATAAATATATTGTTTTATCAATTATCTCCTGGTTCATCAGACCTATTCAATTTCCCCTCAAAGAAAAATTCTAGAATTGCAGATTCAATTAAAGACATAGAAAAATATGGTAAAGATATAATGTCTTCTAAAACAGCAGAAGGAGTAGTAATAAAAGATATAGAATCAACATATTATCTTGGGAACAAAAAGAACCCAAAATGGATTAAGTGGAAGAAATTTGTAGATTTAGATGTTATTGTTTTAGATAAGAAAAAGACAAAATCTAATTTATATTCTTATACTGTTGGAGTTGGCCCTCTCGATGGAGAACAAAGTAGGGAACACAATGGAACAGAATTTGAAGGGAAAACATATTTACCTGTAGGTAAGGCTCTTAATACAAAACAATCAGTTAGTATTGGTTCAATCATTAGAGTTAAAGTAGATGAAGTTAGAAGGAAGGGAACAGGCTATAGTCTTTATTCTGCAAAGGTAATTGAAATACCTGAAGTGGAATCCCCAGAGAAACTCATAACTTTAGAACTTTTATCTAAAGAAGGAAGAAAGTCCCTTAAATATGATGTTCAAGATGCTCTCCTTAAATATACAATAACTGATGGTATTCATGGTAAAGCAGACATTATAATGAAATCTGATTATGAAGGATTTACTATCTATGGTTTTGAAGGAGATGAGTTAATGCAGAAAAATGCTTTGGCTGATATGGATATGTGGAAGGAGCAAATAACTGAGATGATTAAGTCTTATACTTCTGACTCAAGAGTAGCAATTAAGAATTTCTTACATAAAGAAGGAAAGCCAACAGAAGTAAAGGATATATTTGAGTTTATGGTTAAAAACGAACCAGAATTAACTGAAAAATTATGGGATGGATTATTTACTAAGTTTTCAAAGTGGATAGATGATTATGATGATTTTATTCAAGTGTCTCCAACTACTTACATAGACAATGATTTGAAAGTAATAAAAGATGAAGAATCAACGGGTGATTCTGGTTCATATAGAATGTATGTTAGAAAAGATGATAATATAGAATTTATTATTAATTACAAAGATAAGGATATGATTTGGATAATTGATATTGAAGATGCAGAAGACATATATAATTTATTTGGAAAGGCAGGTAAGTTTCCGGCACAAGTTGGAAAGAAGAGTCAACCTGATAAATTATTAGATAAGGGAGAAGTAATATTAGGTGTTCAAAAGCATGGTTATCATGAATATAAAATTAATGGAAATAAATTCAAGACTAGACTTCACTTTAGAGTAGTTCCTATAAAGGATGAAGATAAATGGATTGTATGGACTGGATTTAAACAAACAATGTTAGATTCAAAAGAAGACGAAGGCATATGGGATATTGCAAACGATAGGCATAAAAAGTTAGCCATGCAAATTGCCTAATGTCGCTGACTTCATATAGTCAAAAAGGAGAGTGAAATCATGTCCGAACTAGGATTAGTGAAAAGCGACACAAAAGGCGACTTTAATATACTAAAATCAGATGAATTAATAATTGGTGGATATGCTTCTATTGAAATTGTAGATAAACAAAATGACTTAATTACACTGAGCGCACTTAATGAAGCAGTTAAGAAATATATGGAAGTCAAGAAATATAGAAATGTAATGTCTAATCATTCAAATGTTCAAGTCGGAGATGTTATAGAAAAATATCGAGATAAAAATGGACAAGTTCATAAAACACAAGTAGATGATGTAGGATTTTATGTTGTTATTAAATTAAGAGATGACATAGAAAAAGCAAAAGAAATTTCTAGAGGAATTAGAAAAGGAACATTACGCTCATTTAGTATAGGTGGACAAGCACTATCAAAAAGAAAGAAAACTAGCCCTGATATTGGCGAGTATAATGAAATAGATAAATTAGAACTCCATGAAGTCACAATTTGTGAAAAAGGAATAAACCCGGAAGCAAAGTTTGACATTCTGAAGGAGGATAACGATATGACCGAAAGATTGGAAAAAGCGTTAGAGGAACTTAACGACCTCATGAAGGAAGTTAATGACCTTAAGAAAGATGAAGGGGCAGACCCTGATTTGGATGGTAATGCAGAACTATTATCAGAAGATTCAGATGCTGCTTCCGTAGAAGCAATGGACACTGATGAAGATTCATCAGATGCAGATGAAGAATCTGTAGAATCCATGAATAACTACGATGCAGAAACAAAGATGAGAAATGGGCCTGAAGGCCCAGTAGAACACGGATATGGTGAAGATTTAGCCGCAGGGAAAAAGCATTCACAAGCAGGACAAGTAGGACAACTATACAAGGAGTGGACTAATGATGATTTCGCTACCTTAGACCTATCTGTTGAGAATGTAGAAAAGGCGTATGACGCTTTCAAGGCAGAACAACTTGAAAAGATGGCTTA